CAGGTAAAAATTTATAGTGAACGAAGTGTTGTATTCTTTTAAAATTTTCATCGTCATCTAAATAGTTTTGACGAATAGATAAAATTTGTTTTGTTTCTTTACATATGCTGACAATGTGAGGACAAGCAAAATCTTTTTCTTGACCCGGAATATCTATGTCAACGTGCATTTCTAGAATAGTAAATCTTCCATCCTTCTGATAACTCTTTGATGGTGTGATACCCTCTATGTCTTGTATCTTCTGTGTAATATCATTGGAGTCATCCTCATCGGGGTTCATCTCCATATCCACATCCATGTAAAAACCATTTGCCATTCTCTTACGCAATTCGTTTTCTGTGTATCTTAGTATGTGTGTGTATCTTCCAGACGTTCTTAGGTCTGTTGTATTGTAAGATATAACAAAATCAGTAATAGGAATAAATTTTGCAACTGGTCTCTGTAGTGCCTCATCGTAGTATACTTTCTTAAAGCAACTACCAACAATAGGAAGATAGAAAAGCATCTGGTCAAAGTCATCGAAGTATTCCTCCATTGACTCTGTAATCTGATAGTTAAGAAACTCTTTTACTCTGCCTGCCTGCTTAACAACTTCATCTGTTCTCTGACCAATAATTTTAGTTTTAACTGGGCCATCAGCAGGAAATAATTCTTTTATTGCCTGTGATTGAAATTGTACTGCACCCTCAATCATCATAGGGTGGTGAGCTGAACAGGCACCAGGAAAAGGATTTTGTGTTTCTTCTATTTTTAAACCTAGAAGGTCCATTCCTTTTTTAATAGTTTCTTCATATTCTTTTCTTGATTGCACGTCTGCCTCAAACGCCTCAATCAATTCATGAGATATTTCTTCTAAGACTTCATCATCTAAATCTTCTGCTATATTATCAGAAATAATACTACTAGGTTCTTCTATTGTTTCTTCTGTAACAATAGTTATTTCCTCTTCTATTAAAGGATTAACATCCCCTAGTCTTTCTCTAACCATTAAAATATTCCTTTAAACTTAGTCCCTTTTATTGCAATACCATTTCTTCTTTTTACACTACCACTAGATGAGGAGGATGTCTTCTTCTTTTTTACCATACCACCATCTTTTTTTGTAACAGGTTTAGTTGTTAATTTGTTTTTAATTGAATCAAAATTTACTGTTTTATCTAATTTTGATTTTGCTGCTCCTAATTGAGTTTTTGCAAAATCCATACCTACTAATGCTTTTTGAACAGCCGCTTTACCAAATTTATTGTAGGCATCTTGTAATCCATCCATGCCTCTGCCTGAGTTTTCTTTTATAAACTTTTTAATAAAAGGTAAAGCTGTTTGAATTGTTTCTTTTTTTGAACCAACCATTAAAATACACCTTTAAACTTAGTTCCTCTTACTGCAGCACCTGTGCCTCTGGCTTTAAGCTTAGACTTAACTCTCTTCTTGACAGCTCCACCCTTATTGTATTTCTTTGCTTTTACAGGATCCATTTTTTCTTGTACTGACTCTGGTAACATAGAGAAACCTTTCATTGCTTCTCCGCCATCTGCCATTTTAAGACCCATGTTTTTTTGACGAGCATTCATCATGCCACCCATGTTCTTTTTTACTGCGGTTGTACCTAAAATTTCTTTTACAGCCTCGTCAAATAATGCTAAGCCAGCTTTTCCAGCTGTTTTCAATGGTCCAGCCGCTGCCTTCACACCAATCTTAGCAAGTTGTGACGCACTAAAGTCTCCTTCTTGATATGCTTTTTTCATTTCAGGAAAACTGTTGTATCCCGCTGTTGATAAGAGGTAATTTCTCAATCCCCCACCCTTAATAGAAAGAGGATTTGCTTGTCCTAATATTCTTTTAACAATACCTTTTTTATTTACTTTTTCGTCTGCCATTATTTTTCTCCTTGTTCCTTCATGTGGTCAGACATCTCCTTGGCTCGATTAGGGGTCTGCTTCGCCCATCTCGAATCAAGCATCTGAACTGACGCTTCTGTATAATTAGGTGGACTGCACTTGAGTGCCTGCCACATCATCTTAAATTTAGAAACACCATTTCCTCCTAATTGAAACACCATCTCTGTTACTATATTTTGTGCTTCTTCATTTACTTCTGTTTTCTCACACATATACGTTGCAGTGTCTACTGCGTGTTGTAAATCTTTTTTAAGGATATCTTCGAGATATTCTTTCTCGTATACCTTGCCGTCTTCCCAGTGGTCTTCCACACAGAGGTGTCCATAACCCACAGTTCTCTTGCCTAGGCTGTCTAAATACACCTGGTCACGAAAACCTTCGTGCCTCTTTACTGAGTCTAATAGTGATTCATTCATTACCAATAACTTCCCTTCGGTCCTGTTGACTCCTCAAAGGGAGCATCCTGTGGATGATTAACCATCCATCCTTTTCTTAATCGTATTAATGCTTGGGATGTTGAGTCTACCAAGTCATCGTGTTTTGTATTTGGAAACGCTGCACACTGAGATACGACCATCTCGGTCTCATCTGTATCTGGTGCGTAAACCCTGCCACTCTCAAAGAGAGGAGTTACAGAGTGTACTCTCGCTAGCTTATCCATGCGTTTCGGATTAAATGGGTGTATCGGCAGTCCAGTTCTCATGAGTTCCTGTACCAGCGATAGTCCACTAGCCTTTGCTTCCACTAGTATTAAATCTGGTTGATGATTATTATATAACGATATAGCTGCATTCTTGAGTTCAGGGAATGTTAGTCTCTCCCTAAAGGCATCCATAAGATACAAGTTGTATCCACCCTCACCACTAAACACACCCCACGTTGTGCAGGCTGAGTAGTCTGAAGTCTCGCTCACAGTGTAGGCTGTATCCCACGACTGTATAATGTAATCAAATTCTGGTGGGTGTTCTTTCTTCCAGTACTTCCACCACCATCGCTTGACGAGGTTACCCTCTTCAATAGACGGTTTTTGTGCGTAGAGTGAAGTCCACTCTCGTGTCCCTACGGTTTTCTTTATTTCTTCTAGACGCTCTAGGGGATAGGCATCCTCCCACAGTGGAGAGCCAACCTTTAAGTCTAGCATCTTTGCTGCCCTGTCGTCTAGTATAGCTGGGAACTCTACAATGTCCCAACCCTCGTGTCCTGTCTCTCTTAGTATCCATCCAGCCAAGTCATCCTCGTGCCATCTTGTTTGGATAACAATAACACTGCCACCTGGCATTAATCTTGTGTAAGCCGTTGACCTGTACCAGTCTAGGAGGTTACCCCTCATCGCTGCGGAGTCTGCCTCTTCTCTACCCTTGATGGGGTCATCAATTAATAATAAATGGGCACCTCTACCAGTAATAGCGGAGCCAGCACCCACGGCATAATACACTCCACCCTTCTGGGTGTGAAAGCGTCTTACACTAGCGGAGTCTGTAGCTAAATGTGTGTCTGGAAATACATCGGTGTATCTTGGGTCCTGAAGCTGGTTCCTGACCTTACGACCAAAGTCATCCGCCAGGTCCTGAGCATACGTTGAGCAGATAATATACTTATCTGGGTTCCTCCCCATATACCACGCTGGAAAGAATTCTGACGTTAGAATGGACTTACCGTGACGTGGTGGCATAAAGATTGCCAGTCTCTTGACCTCACCCCTCTCCACTGCCTCTAGCTTCTCAGCTAGCTTCTTGATGTGTGGTGGGGTTTTGTACTCCTCCATCTGAAACTTTGCGTAGCCGAGTAGGCTATCCTTAGCTTCATTGCGACTTTCTAGTTCTTTAACTCTGTCTACCAGTTGCTGGAGTTGTTGAATCTTTTCTTCTGTTGTGTTGGGTATCTGCATATGTATCGCATCCCTGCGTTTTCTTTTTTTGGGGGTTATTCCAAATCAATGGTAGGGTCGAAAAATAATGGGGTCATTTCTCCCATATAAGCACCCTTGATGTTGAACTCGTAGTATTCCCTTGCCTCGTCTTCATCCATTCCATCACGCTCCTGTAGTATGCTTATAATCTTATTTTCGTCATATACCAAAACATTGGTCATTCCACAGCGACCTGCTGTACCCATTATAGCTTCATCGAAGCCATCCGCCTTTAATAAATCATCCATACCTTTACAATAGTCATTTAGCTATATTTAGCAAGGGCATAGTGTCTTTAAAACAAAGGGGGGTATTCCCTGTGCTACCACAGTATGTCGGTGTGCACTATATGGATGTTAGGTAGCGTCAGATAATTGGGGGGGTGGGGGTCAATATTATATGTATTCTGCCCTTTATACTTACTGTTGCGTGTAAACAGTAGGGTAGGGGAGTGATGATAGTATTGATGCTACATCTGACATTGTCGCATAATGTACATTACAGGCGTAATGACTACAGTGCTGAACTGCATTGCCCTATGCTTTCTATGTTTCTGTAATATCTATAAATAGTTGTAGTTAGTTCTTATTAATAAGAGATACATCTTAGTGAATGCAATAGTCAGGAATTAATCCTGCACTCAAGATGTCTTCTAATACGTGTCTATTCACACTCTAATCTATTTCTATTTAGGCGTGACAATATCTGTATTGGGTTGTTGCTTCTTCCAACAATCCATGCAGAGAAATTTATTTAGATACTTGTTTATGATTGGTGAGTCTTCTTTACTACACACACTACAAGTTTTTAATTTCTTAAACTGTAAGGCATCGTATTTAGTTTTTCTTAATCTGTTATAGGTCGACCAAAAGTCTATCAATGAATAGTATGAATTTTAAATTCAGGAATGAATTCTATTTTTAAATCTATATCTAATCCTGA